AGCCACCAGATTGATTGTTACCGCCACCCCCACCGCCACCGCCATTTATGCCGCCTAGGAATTGAGAGCCGCCGCCACCAGTTCCAAGAAAATCTATTGAAAAGTATGGCATTGCAGATGTTGCAGGAATTGATGTTCCGCTAGTTGTAAAAGAAAAAGCGCCAGCGCCAAAAATACCACTACCGCCGTGTACAGCCGTGCTGTTTCCTCCGCCGCCGCCTGATGCGCCAGATTTTCCGTTGTCACCAGAGCTGATGGCGCTTTTCCCGCCATTGCCGAAAAGAGATGCAACGCCTCCGCCAGCCACGGCATAATAGCCAGCGCCACCAGTGGTATTTATATCTCCACCAACGCCGCTTCCGCCAGCAACTACTGCCGCCGACGCCACAGAAGCGCCGCCTGTTGCAGAGCAATATGCGCCGAAGGAGGAAGTTCCGCCCGTAGAACTATTGCCCAACCCCGCTGAACCAACGGAAACTGCAACAGAGGAAACTCCTGTCAAATCGTATATGGCACGCATTGTGAAGCCGCCACCACCGCCGCCATTGCCGCCGCCGCCGCCAAAGCAACGGGCGCGGACTCTGGCAACCCCCGGCGGGACAGTCCATGTTCCAGAAGAACTAAAAATTTGCACCTGTCCAGTGCCGAACACTCCGCTGAGTGGGTTGAAAGCGGTAGATTGAATAGGGACTGCCATTATGAGTTTCCTTGTAAATTAACGCTTCTGCCGTTAAAAGTTCCTTTGAGGCCGCTCACAGCGCCACCTGTACTGTCAAAGGCTCCAGTCGCCGTACTTGTGTATGACGCACCCAACAAAGCCTGCCCGTTGGTCGCCAACTGCCCCGTAGAGCCTGCTGTTGCGCTTGTGATGGCAACCCCAGCAAAAGCACCCGAAATAACGCCAGAGGTTGCTACTGGCGCAATTGGAGTCAATGCTGAAGGCGTTACACCCGCAACAATTGGAAAAATATTTGAGACGCTAGTGCCATTAACAATTGCAAAAGTCGGGCGGGAACTTGCGCTAATGTAGGTAATGATGCAATTATTTCCAGCCCCAGCGGTAACTCTAGGTTGTGACGCAAGCCCATTTGAAGGACTAAAGCTATAGTAATTGTTTGAAAACATAGTCACACTGAGAGTTGCGCCTGACTGGTAAGGTAGTCCCTGTCCGTTGCTAAACGTCATTTGCGCGGGGAGACAAGCAACACCTATATTTGTTGAATCATAAGACGTTGCTATAACTACATTCCCATTACCAGTGAGACCTATGCCCATCATAGGATAGGATGTTGGGTTGTTTCCTGAACCCAAAGGCCATGAAGACAAACTACTGACTAGAGTAACACTCGTGCTACCAGAATCAACAAACATATTATAACTTGGGTATGTACCCGTATATCTAGTAAAAATATACATACCAGATTCCGTGGCGCACAATTGCGGATTTTGAACATACGCGGTCATAGTAAATGTCGATGAAGTTACGTTAGTCCAAGTATTTACTGCTGTTGGAACGTATGTAGCCCAATACCCTGAACCGCCAGCCTCGTACCATCCCGCAACACCAAACCCACCCCAAGAATTTGCCGCCACCGCAAAGGACTTGTTCATGCCGGGAAGACTAAGTTGATTTAAAACTGTTAAGGATGAATTATAAATATAAGCATATGAGTTAGAGCCATCCGAATCGACAACAAAAACAAAATTGTCATCTTGCAACCCAGCTATGTCAAAATTATAAGCAAGGTCAAAACTATAAATTGTAAGAGTTGTAGAATATGTAGGCGCATAACCAGAGTTATAAACTTGGAAACGTGCGAGGGCGGTAGAGGTGGACGTATGCACTACAACAAATCCACCACTAGACAAAGCCGCAACTTTTACTGAATAAACCTCGCCACTGCTACCATTCCCAACAGTTACGGTGGTTATCAATGAACCCGCTGGAGAATATACACTTGCAAAAACTGTGTATGCCCCACTGTTAATTCTATATGCCACAACAAAATTACCATTTGGAAGTGTGCAACTTGCAATGGCATCAACACTCAATGCGCTGTTAATAACTGTAGGCCCAGACACTGTGGCTGGAGCATTTGTTGAAACGGAAGTTGACGATGTGGTTGAATAAAACGATAAAGAATTAGGATTTACCGTTGATGGAATAGACGCGCCTGCGGGGACGCCTGTAACAGTATACGGCGTACCTGTAACTGAAGAAAATGGCGAGATTAAATACGTTGATGTGTTAATTTTACAAAATACCTGTTGTACAGGTTTTTGTTGATTGGTTGCGGAAGTCCAATACGCATACACAAAGCCACTAGACTCAAGCAAAGTGACTTGGCTATACCTACCGCAAAAGCCGCCAGTTACCTGCAAAGGAATTGCCCCAACGTTATTTGAGCCACTTACGCACGTTCCAGACGAATTGTAAAATGCATACTGCATATTTCCATAACCGTCTGCAAAATACAAAATAAAATTATTTGAACTAAGACATTTGACGCTTATATAAGAACCGGCATAATTCACTTGGAAAAAAGTATTTGCAACTGGGATAGCAATAGTCTGTGCGCTCAAACTGTTGCCTGTAGGCAAAAACCTAAATGCAGGATAACCAACCGTTCCGTTACCTGTATAAAAAGCAATAACAATTGTTGTTCCATTTGTCTGCACAGACGCACTTGGGCCACCTATGCCACCCCCTCCGCCACTTATAGAGGTAACGGCAAAAGTAGCTGACACAAGATTTGTGCCTGTTGACGAATACAGTTCATACCTATACTGGGTGGCACTTGTTCGGTCACAAACAAAGACAGTACTATCACTTCTTGCGGTAAGGGCAAAAGAATTTTCAGCCGTTGAGGCTGTTATGCCTGTAGTAATTGCGGTGTATGCGCCAACGCCAGTAGAGCTATATGCACGCAAATAGATTACGAGTGAAGTATTTTTTCCTGCAATAGCAAAACCACCATTGGCAAGGCTGGTCATCATAATGGGAAGGTAAGACGCACCAAGGGCAAATGAGGTATCTTGCGTAGCCGCTGTTACAACAAGGCCCGTGTTGTCGTAAACAGCATAGTTAACAGAGTTTGCTGTACCACCCGCATTATTTATCCAACCAACAGCAAACCCACCACCAACTAAAGCCACAACAGAAACAGCCGAGTAGTTGGCGTTGGTAAATGTTGATGATACCGATGTTGGGCCGACTAAAACCGTACCGCTTGGGTTAATAATTCTGAAATAAACTTCGTTTGTGTTTATGGGGGAAACGCTGTGATTTGTCCAGACTTGAACAATATTCCCGCTTGTCAAAACATCCGCAAACTGTCTAGCTGTTCCACCAGCAATGCCTGTTTGCATCTGAGTAAAGGTAAACGACGGAGCAACAATTCCGCCAACTCCGTTTGGGTTGACTGCGGCTGTTTCTGGAAAAGTAAAATTTACAGAACTTGGCGTAGTTAAATTGGCTGGATTCTTGTAATCACCATTTTGGAAGTACACAGGGTCGCCAGCATTGAAGCCAGTGGATGTGTAGACCTCAGTGACGCTTGTCGTGCCTGAGTTGTTTGGAAGCTGTTGAATAGAACGTGACATTTTTAACCCTCGTATCCGTAGACGTTGACGCTCACACCCGCAACGCTGGCATAAGCAACCACCAATTTACCTGAAGTAGCAACAATGCCACCGCGCTCCAAAACGCTGTTTGGAGGAATCACAGTCTCAAACTCCAAGTACTCAGCCGCTGTTGGTGTCGATATCGCGGCAATTGCCAAGTTGACGGCAACAGGAAAACCGCTTGTGTTATTCATTGCGACGTTGAACACGGAAGGAGTTGCACCGACCGTGTAGACCGTGGTGTTTGTTGTGGCGGCAAGTGATGCCTGACCTAGTGTGCCTGATGCCATGTTCGTTCCTTAAAATTGAGCCATGTAATATGTTTTTGCTGTTGTTGGCCCCGTTACTGGCGGAGCCGCCGCCGCCGCCCAATACGCTGATGTGCCATCAGAGGTCAAAACTTGCCCAGCAGTACCGAGGGTATTGACCAACGAGAACTGCGCCCTGTAGGGGGTCACAGCCGTGATGGTGATGGGGTTTGTGCCAAAGACTGCCGCACCACCTGCGTTAAAAGAGCCAGCGGTGGCAGGAGCCACGCTTAAAGCAGGAACAAACGGTTCCCACTGAGTGCCGTTCCAAATCCAGTTGTACCCCGTCGCAGGGGAATAAATTTGCCCTGTTGTAGGGCTGACAGGTGGTGTGAAGTTAAAAGCCATTTTTAACTCCAGTTACCAACTCGTGTCACTGCATTTGTACCAAGGGGGCGGATGCGGAAGAAAGAACCCGCGCCAACCAGAGCGGTAGCGGCTACGCCCAATGAAACTTGAGGAACAATTGTCCCTGCGCCAGCCACCGTGATGTATCCCTGAATTACCGCAAAACCAGTCGTGGTTGTTGAGGCAGTTGCAATCGCAGTGTTTGCCGCGACGTTATAGGAAATGGTCGCCGCAGTAGGTGTTGCAAACGCCGTCTTGGTTGCGTTGGCTGTCCAATATTGGTTAATTGTTGCAGAGCCACCCAGAGCAAAACCAAACGAGCCAGAAGACGCAGACATGGACGACAAGTTGAATTGGCACTCAAACTCAAAAGTTCCAACGGGCAAAGTCACCGCGCCATTCGCGCTTCCATTGAAAATTTGTTGCGCCGCAGTGGTCGATGTGAGCGTGTAGTTTGAGTTTTGCAGAATAAACTGCTCCGCCATCCAAACGCCACGAGTGCTGGCTGTTGTCGTAAGGTAAGCAACAACGCCGTCGTATTCAACGGAGCCAGCCACAGGCGTGGTCAGGTTTGTACCAGCGTTGAACAACATTGGCTGAACTGAGGCTGTACCTGCCGACATGGAAACTCGCGTGAAGGTTCCCAAGTTTGGCGTCGTTGCACCAACTGTTCCGTTCAGCACGCCACTGGTTGAATTCAGCGCGGTAAAAGTACCAGCGGCTGGAGTTGTCCCACCGATGACTGAGTTGTTAATTGTCACCCCAGAAATAGTGCCGCTTGTAATCGCGGTGTTTGAGGGGAAGTAAGCCAAAGAAGTCCAAGCCGTTACGCCATCGCCAATCTTCATCAGCTTGGTGTTTGTCTCGTAACCAATTTCGCCAGAGAGCAATACGGGGTTAGCTGTTGTCCAGTTTGCCGCCGTATCGTTACGATATTGAATTTGAATTGCCATTATGTCGCTCCACCACAGTTAAAGAAGACAGGGTTCCACGTTGTTGTTGACGCATTACCACCATCAAGATTTGTCAAGTCTAAACCAAAAGTGCCAGAAGTAGGGTCTACCCAACTAGGCTGACCAGTGGCTCCAGACACGAATGTTTGACCAACATTCCCCACTGGAGAAAACGCCGTCACGCTTGATGCAGATTGGTAAACAATTTGACCCGCAATACCGCCAGCAATGTTGGCGGCAGAGATAGCGGCAGGGGCAGAAACCCATGTGTAATTTGTTCCGTTATAGCCAAGTACCAGACCGTTTACGGGGGCAGGCACGTTGCTGAAGCCACCAGCGCCATTTCCAGCCAAAATGTAGTTATTGGCAGGGGTAGGTGCGGCGTAGTCAGTTCCAGCCACTGCGGCAGTCATTGCTCCTGCGCCGTTGCCCTTTACGATGCCCGTGATGGTTGTTGCTCCAGTGCCGCCGTTGGTCACGTTTAGCGTGCCAGCCATCGTCAACGTGCCAGAGGTGGTAATTGGGCCACCCGTGAAGTTCATGCCAGTGGAGCCACCAGAGGCGTTCACACTGCTCACGGTAGCCGACGCACTGCCAGCAGAGGCCAACAAGGAAACCACACCAGCACTGTTCTTGACGTACAGCTTCAAGTCAGCGACGTTGACTGCTAACTCACCAGCGGCGAGATTCCCTGCCACTGGCACATTGGTAGCCGTGGAACTGTAGTAGGTTTGAATGGGTGTAAAGCCAGCCTGAGCCATATTTTTCCTTAATCTTTATTCGAGAACCTTACCGCCGTAAGGTATCCCACCAGTGTCGCCATCGATGGGGGTGTCAGGACGCGCAAACCGAAGGTTAATCCTTTCGGTTTTCCGAGCCGCCAAGCGGTAGGGGTCAAGGGTGTCCCAACAGCCGTCGCCACAGACGCGGAGCCCGGGGGAGTTCCCATCGGGCCTCAAATCCACATACGGCTTCTTCATCTTGCACCTATCGCACACCGCGATTGCAAGTGAAGTCATCCCTGTTGTGTCTAAGAAGGTAGGCATCCCTTACCTCGTGTACACGGAAATGTTAGGGGCGAAGTAAATCGGTGACTTGTCGCGCTCTTCCTGCTCTGCCTCGTACAGGTACTTTTCAGCCATCTTTTCAAGATAGCCAACCCTGTCCATTGCAACTTGCGGGAGTTCAAGGCTCATGCGGTGAGCCAGCATAAAAATAACAGCCTCGTACCAGCGCTGAGGAATCTGGAGTTCATCCGTCAAAGAGCCAACGTCCATGATTTGCGTGGAGTACCACACCGTCATTTGAACAAAGGGGTTGCTTGGGGTGGGCCAGAGATAAATCGTTGGGCTTGGGATTGTGCGGTCGAACCAAAATTGGTACGGCTGGTTTGCGGTGAAGTTCTTGTTTGGCAGGTTGGTGTAGTCGTCGCGGTTGAGGCGAGACATCATTACCTCGGTGCTGTTGGTTCCGATGTACCACTCGCGCAGGGCCAAGGTAGTGCCACCAGAGGCGAGGATGCGGTAGAACCCGACCGTTTGCCCCGGGTCTATGTCAGTCCACACCCAAATGTTGTCCGTTACGGGCGTTGCCCCAAGGTTCTCAAGGGTCACCCAAGTTATTCCATCCGTGGAATACTGAAGCGCAATGTTCCATGTAGCCGAGCCACCACCAGCAATGTAGGGCAAAAACCCAATAGAACCAGCGTAAATGGGGTTTGCAACGCCATAAGTGACCGTAAAACTGCCATTTGCAGAAGACTGCTGGCAGAAGGTGTCCACGTCGTTATCAGCAAGGTTTGCGACCACACCACCAGCAGATGACGTATAAGTGCCATCAGGGCGCGTCATAGTGCGGTACAGCACGTTTAAAGTGTCCACTGCACCCGAAGGTAGCGTGTACTGGTATTTGTCCGCTGACAGCCCTATAACCTCTTTGCTGATGCACCAGTATTGGATGCCACGGTTGATGAGGTTGGACAAAAGGAAACCAAGCGACTGACGCGCAGACAAAACCTGTTCAGAAGTCAGTTCTTCAGCCAGCTTGCCGCACCGACGAGCGCCGTGGTCAATCAACGTCTGCACGTTGTATGTTTGTCCGTAGGTGTCAGAGAACGCCATCTGTTTTTTTCCTTACCAACCGGGGCAGTCCCACCGCTTCAGCGATGCCTTGGCGCGTGGCGCTTCCCCTTTTGAATGTTCCACAACCCCACTCATGCGTGCGCAAAAGGAGTCCTTTCGAGCGCCGCCTTTGGGCTGTGGAGCCTTTAAATTGCTCCCCGTTTCACGGTTGTATTTTGCCCGACCTTTGGCAGTTAATCCAGCGCCTTTTTCAACAGGCAACTTTTCGCCGCGACCGACTGCAAGATTAACTTTTTTTTGGCTCATTTCACTTTGGCTGTCTTAGCTGAATCACGAAAGTCTTTAGCCGTTGGAGCGCCTTTTGAACCCACTCGACGCATCTTTTCGCCAGAGCCTTCAGCGATTCTTTGACGTTTTGCATTGATATTTTCATACAAACCACCGCCTTTCATTTTTTTTGCCTCATCAGCCTTGGTAAATTCTTTACCGACTTTTTGAGGGATGCCCACCTTCTTAGCAAACGCAGGGTTATGTGCGACCGCCGCCATTAAATTGTGCTGGGAAGATGATTTGCTTGGCATGATTAACCGTAAGATTTAACCATCTCAAGGACGATGGTATAGAAGTCACCAGCAGTAGCATCAGCAGTGCTGAACAATACATCACCAGTTACGCCAGCGCCTGCGTTGTTAG